CGCGCTTTATCCGGAGAATTGATGCAGATGACGACGGCGCGTTTTTTGTAACGCCCCGTTAGGCATATTTGACCTTCGTGTTCTCAAAGGTAAATTATGCCCAAAAGATACCCCCGCCTTACGACGGGGGTGTTCTCATTTTTCGAGCTTGCGCATGACGCTATTATAGACGCGCTCGTTTACAATTTTCAAGCTGTCCATCAGCTCGTCCATGATCTCCCACGCCTTGTCCGGTGGAACATCTGCCACTGCGCGCAGAAAATCGCTGTCGCCGTATGTTTCGACGCTAACCGGCGCGGGTGCTGCGGAGTATGCCATCGGCAAAGCCCTCTCTCTGTTGCCGCTTTGCTGGTCACGGATGGCATACAGCACGGCAAGGCGCTCATAGTTTGTCCAGCTCGATTCCTCTGTTTCGAGGCGAGCTATCCAACGATTGACCTCATTCTCGTCGACCATAGGGGTGCACCCCCTTTAGCCCTCAATCGTGTCCATGCAGCGCTGGATGGCTCTACGGATGCTTTCGTCATCGGCGTTGTCCAGCATTTCCTGCAACTGGCGTTTCATGTTGTCGATTCCGCCGTCGCGGGAATAGTGGCCGCGCACATAATGCGTGCCGCGTCTCGCATTGGACATATCCCGGTCATAAGCGCCGCGCATACCCGGATGCCAGTCTCCGTCGCGGGAATAGCGGCGAGAATAGTCTTCATCGCGGGAATAGCCGTCGTCCTCCAGCATCTCAATCTTATCGATGTTCTTGATGGTGTCCGTCAGCTTGTGCGCAATTTCGAGATCGCCCGCGCCAAGCTCGCCCTTACGTGCCAGCTCGTCGAGTTCGTCGCACAGCATATTGCGCAGATCATACATTGCTTTCTTGCTCATGTCCATTCTCCTTTCACGCGATCCTCTCAACCGTCAGATTCGAGTTAGCGAAGTTGACGGCCTGAGTGCTGGTGTTTTCCATTGCGACCGTCAGGCAGTAGCCTTTCGGGACGCAGACCTGTGCGGAAACATAAATGTTAAAGTAGTTCTCTACCGCCGCAGGCGTGACGGTAGCTGTTGCGCTGGTTAATGGCTCTCCGTTAATGGCAAGCGCTGCCGTGATGGCCTCAACCGTGCCTCCGGTAGGAATAGCGATGTTGCCGCCAAAGGAGACCCGAAACAGGGCGCGGTTTTGATTGGTGAGGCCGCGCAGCGTGACAATGCCGGCGCCCTGGCGATGCACGATACAGGGCTTGCTATTTACCGCAGTTTCGGTCAAGGGAACATTCTGGCCTGCGGCTACGCTAACAATATTCGCGTTTGTGTACTCTGCCAAAATAATCAGTCCTTTCTAAAGGGGTCGATTTCGACCCGGTTAAAATACAGCGGCAGGGCTATTGCCCCGCCGCGTTGTTTCCAGTGTCGGCACGGGGCCGACCATCTCGGTAACGTCACCGATATGGTGCCCGAGAAGCTATGCTATGCAGTTGTCAGCAGCCGCAACCGGCAAACTGGTTGCAGCAATAGGGGTTCTGCACCGTGTAGTCCGGAATGGGGGAGGGACGCAGCTGCGAGACCAGATAGCTGTTCTGCGCCGCCTGGCTTGCCGCCAGCTTCAAGCCTTGGTTCTCGGCCTGAAGGTCAGAGAGCTTGCTCTGCGTCAGGAAGTCGAGGATCGCGCGGCTGTTCTGGTTGTTCGCGTCAATGATGTCGCGCGTGGCGTTCTGCACGGTGTTGCGCGTGTCGCACGCCTGCGTCGCCATGTCATAGCGCACCTGCGCGATAGCCGCGCGATTCTCGCAGCAGCAATTAGCAGCCTGCATCTGCATAGCGTTGAGCTGCTGCATGAGCGCCGCCTGCTGGTTTGCGCGGGACAGCTCGGCATTGCCGAAGCCGCTGTTGATGGCCTGTGCGGTCGTAGCAAAGCCACCAGTAATGGCATTGTTCAACGCGAAGGTGGAATCGCAAATGCCATTCGAAATGCTGTCGAGCTTACGCTCAACGCTCGCAAAGTCAGAGGTCAGAACGTAGCCGTCCATCACACCGCCGCCGTTACCGTTGCCAAATCCGTTGCGGCCCCAGCCGAAGAGGAAAAGAACGATAATCCAGATCCAGTTGTCGCCCCACATACCCATACCGCCGCCGTAATTGCTCGCGGGCGCGACCGGCATAGTCATCATGGGAGCTCCGTCGGAAAGAGACATATTATCTCTCCTTTCATAAATTTTATTTATCAAATCGTGGCCACGATAAGATCAATGGAATAAATGCTCGAACTGCTTCGCCATCGTTTGCAGTTGGTTTAACTCCTGCTGGCTCATAGCGCCAGATTGCAGGAGCTTATTGACTTCTTCTTTTGGGTTTCCCTGAAAGCCGCTTTGGAACTGTTGGAATTTCTGCTTAAGCTGCATCAGCTCACCCATCGGCCCCGGCATCTGCCCGCCGCCCAGCGCGGCCATGAACGGATTACTCATCGTCCTCGTCCTCCTCGACCTTGCGCTTCTTCTTGCCCTTCATTTCGCCCACAAGCGCCGCCAGCGCGTCGAACTCCTCGCGGGTGACAAATTCCACGCCCTTTTCTTGCGGCGCTGTACGGGGCGTTTCTGCGCGCTCTACAAGGTCATAAATCTTAAGCGTTGGCTTCCCGCTTGCATCCGCCTGCTTGAGATACACAGTCGGCGCGGTAGAATCCCACAGCGCAACGGCAGAGTTGGGCGCGATGAGGTACCCCCTCGCCTCCTGCTCGCCGCTTACCCACTGCACACCGCCCTGCGCGATGGGGTTCTGTTGCACTGGCTGCGACATAGGCTGCTGCATGGGCTGCATCTGTGGCTGCTGCATCTGCCGCATCTGCATGAGGTTGTCCGGCATCGGCTGCGGATAATAGGGGGTGAAATAGGGATATGCCATGTTCATTCCTCCGTTTCTTTTACCCAGTAATAAAGCGGGATTTCGTTCTCGCTGTTCCAACTGTCATAAATTACGCCGTCCTGAACGCACACTACATGGCCGGAGAGCGCGAGAATATACGTCCCGCACGGGTGCTCATCGGCAAACTTGCCGACCGTATAGCAGTCCGGGCAAGTGTCCGGTATGATGTATCTCCGGTAGCCCAAAGACCGCAGATAAGCGCCCCAACAGGCGTTTGCATTTGGCAAATCGCCGTCCAAGTACCCCTGTATGCACAGCGACAAATAGACCTCGCCCCAGTCCTTCCCCGTCGCCTTGCAGATCGCGCGCACGGTGCAGTCGCTGACGTTGCGTCCGTTTGGATTCGGGTTGAAATAGCTATACATGGAAAAGCTCCGCGAAATAAACGTAAGTGCGAAGCTCGTCAGGATCAGGAAACAGCGCCAAAATATCCATTGCCATCTGCTCGGTAAATCCACAAGCTAAAAGTCGGTCGTACATCGCCGCACCTCCTTTGTTGTTTATATGGTACAAAAAAACGGACACTCAAAAGCGTCCGTAAAGTGTATGAAAAGTGCGTCAAAAACCGTCGAACGATTCTGCTTGCCTTTCCACATGAAACATGATATTTTAATTTTGCAGGGTCTTCCCGGCCCGCTTTTTACACAAAAGAAATTGCCTCACCATTTGGTGGGGCAATTTCTTTTTTCGTGTTGGTCTGATGAAATTTTGTGGTACGCCCGCTGCCGGTATTTTTTCACCGCGTCAACAGACAGGTTGTGCTCCATTGCGACCTGTACGCAGCTTTTCCGCCGCACGTCGCACTCAATGATGCACGCCGCCTCGTCCTCAGGCAGCTCAAAAGATAAAATATATGCAATGGCTCTTTTGGGAGCCATCGATGATAGCTGTGCTCGCATCGCTTTGTGCTGACTGTCCATGCCCGTGTAGGGCTTGCAGAGGCGCTTGCGCGTGGGCTTTCGCCGCCCGCTCCTTCCTGTGCCCGATTAGGACACGTTATTTTGTCGCTCTCTGGATCATCGTCACGACTTCCTGCCGCGTGATAAGTCGCTGCGGAGCGCTGCCGTCCGTGATACCCGCAGCCTTTGCCGCCGCCCAGTCTTTCGCCGCCCACGAAGAGACGGGCTTGGTGCCGAGCTGCGCAAGGTAAGCGTCCATCATCTTGTTAAACGTTGCCTGATCCATGTACTCCTCCATTTCCGGCGGATACTTGCCCGCCAAAATCATGCTCCCTGTGTGTTTGAGGTGGTTGTCCCACTGGAAATGCGGGCGGTCGGGGAATTTCTTCCAGTCGCCCCCCCACGAAAAGCCGACCTGCTTGCCGATTTGCCCGCAGCGGGCAAAGAACGTCGGATCGTCGTATCCGTGCCCCGCGACATCCTTGCAGATGTCAAACGCCAGCCCTGCTTTGACGCTGTGAAAAGTCGGGCGCATCGCGTCTTTGTGGGCGTAGCCCTTGCTCACAAGATAGCGCTGGTAATCGTCGTCGCGCACCGTGTCCGTGACTTTGGCGGGCAAGCCCGCCTGCTTGCACAGGTCCAGAAAGATAAGGCAATTTGCCCGCACGTCCGCGCGCAGATACTTAATATCGCCGCTTTTAAGCATCGCTGTCACCCTTGCTGTCGATCACGTCCTGTGCCTTCTGCGACTGCGTCCCGAAGTAGAACGCGATGATGACCGCATAGATCGTCATGAAGTCCTGCGAGATGTTGCCCGTGACGGCCATGTACGCGAAAACTCCCGTTAGCACCAGCGTCACGATGCTCTTGACGCTCATCAGGTTCGCCAGTCTCTTGTGAATCAGTTCCATGTTATTCGTCCTTTCCTTTGATTTTGATTCCAGCCAGCAGGCCGAGTTCTGCCGTCCACGCGGCGAACCACGCGACGGTCAGGCTGTCCGGCACTACCTTGTCATGCGCGGTCAATACGAGCACCGCAATGCAGTACCAGCAGAGGTTGAGCACTGCCGCGATGACGTACTTGTCCCGCTTTCTCAGCTTCTTCATAGGGCCACACCCGACAGCAGCCACGCAATAAACGCGCCCGCCAGCGCCGCGAGAGCCTTGTCGACCAGCCCGTCCCAGCGTTTCCCCGCCTTACCCGTGATGGCTTTCACGTCCTCTTTGATCTCCTTGACGTCTCCCTCGACGGTCTCCTGCTTGGTCGCCAGCACTTCGACCGACGTTGCCAGCCTGTCAAGCGCCGTTTGGTGCTCCTGTAACTCATTGATCCGATGCGTATTGCTCTTGCATCGGCTTTCGATCAGAGCGATCTCTGCGTCATCGTAGTGCTTTGCATTATCCATATCCCGCTCCCTTTCTGCGGTCTTAGACCGCCGTGAAATAGTTCCCTACCAACTCGTGTGGCAGATACTGCAAGACGATCTTCCCGCCCGCGGCCTCGCCGATACGCTCGCACAGGTACAGCTTAGTGTCCTCAGGGTCTTTGTAGTAAAGACCGTAAGTGTACTCCATGCCGCGAGCGGCCGGAATCGGGTCATCTTGCGTGCCCGCGTGGGTAACGTCGATCACGACCCACAGCGCAGGCGTTGCGCTCGGCTTCCATCCCTCCTGCGAAGTGTGCTCCTGCCGACACTTGTAGAGCTTGCCGCCGTCGCTTACGCGGTTGCCCTCAATGTAGCTGACGGGATATGCCCACGCGGGAAACAGCTCAACGGCCTTTGCTGCGTCGCTGTCCGGCAGACTCGTCGCCGCCGCCTCAATCATCGGTCGCAGCTCTGCGGCGCGCGCCATGGTCACGACCTCGCCCGTGAGGGCGACCACCGCGCCGACGGCGTTCTCCGCCTCCGTGGGCTTGCCCATCTTGATAGATACGGTGCCGTCGCGGTGGTCCACGATCTCGCCCGCGAGGCTGTACGCACTCATGTCCTCTTCGGTCACGACCTCTTCGGTCTGACCAGTTGGATTGCCGTCATTGTCGAGCTTGTCCTTCGTCTCGCGGAAGACGTTGCTCCACGGTGTGTTGTCAGGCAGCAGCGCCGCCGCCTGCGCATAGGGCATGGTGAGATGCACCGTCTGCGTCTCGCGCATATCCCAGTTGAGGTCTTTGTAGTTGTATATCAGCGTGGCGGGATACTCCTGCCCGTTCACTTTGATAAATTCTGCCATAGTAGGCCTCCTTTACACAATGGTGTTGGATTCATCCAAATAGTAAGTGGTGTTGATTTTTGGTGCTCCATTGAACGTGCCGCCCGTATTGCCAAACATATACACGAGCGCCCCGGAAGCTGTTGTCCCGGTTCCGTTTTGGGGTATGCGGTACGACTTGGTATATGTTCCAGACGCCGTGGTAGATAATTTGATTTTTGTACAAAGGTAGAACATGGAGTTGTAGCAGTTGTTCGCCAGCGTAGTTGCAGGCAGCGACGGTACTGTCGTAAGGCTCGTGCAGCCTTGGAACATGGAATAGTAGCAGTTGTTCGCCAGCGTAGTTGCAGGCAGCGACGGCGCTGTTGTGAGGCTCGTGCAGCCATAGAACATGTAATAGTAGCAGTTGGTGTTCAGCGTGGTTGCGGGCAGCGACGGCGCTGCCGTAAGGCTCGTACACCCTTGGAACATGGAGTTGTAGCAGTTGTTCGCCAGCGTAGTTGCGGGCAGCGACGGCGTTGCCGTAAGGCTCGTACAACCTTGGAACATGGAGGAGTAGCAGTAGCTCGCCATTGCGGGGCGATTCCCGTTTTTTACGGTCGAATAGTCTAATAGGAGGTCGATATCCCCGTTGCAGGCGATATTTGTCCCAATAATGCTCCATTTTACGCTACTGGAAGTCGTTCCGGTTATTTTTGAATTTCCTGTCCCTCTGAGATAAATGTAATGATTGTTTTCGATTTCGCCGGAAGCAATAGCGCTGCCATCCCACATTTTCCATCCGCTTCCATTGGTATATTCTAATTTGCCGTCCCAGTTTTTTGGCGCGGAAATCGAAAATGGATTTGCAGATGAAAATTCTAATGCTGTATCGAGGTCATCAGGCCAGCCTTTGACCCGCCGTCGCATCCTCGGATAATTTACGATCATGTTCTCACCTCACGATGTAAAGTTGACCGGCTGGACCGACACAAAAACCTCTATGGCTGCTGTCGGAATCTCGTCACACTGGAAGGTCAGCGAATCCGCCCCATGACCGACGCACTGCACATAGCAGACATTCCACACGCTGTCATAGCTTTCGTCAACAGGGGAGCAGATCACCCTCTGCTTTGTGCCGTCGGCGAGAACGCCAGTCACGGTCACGCTCTGCTGCTTGGTGCTGGAATTCCAGCCCGTCACCGGCAGCGTCACCTTGCGCATGGTCGGCCCACCTTCTGGAATTTTCACGGTTTTCGCCGCGCTTCCGTCGTAGCTCGTCGTCGTATCGCCGATCTTGATGTTAAGTGCATTCGGGTTCTTGAGTGCCGTCGGAATCGTTGGGATATCGGACGCTCTCGCCAGCGTTCCAATCCAAGCGGTCCACTTTCTGTTACCTCCGTTATACGCTACCACCGGATAATTCGGCGCGGCTAGCGAACTTAACGAGCCGAGCGCGGCAAAGCCAAGAAGTATCATATCACGCATGCCCACCGCCGACACAAGCGGCAACACAAAAGGTACATCCATCCCAGGAAATTTTGTAATCGCATACACAGCATAGCCCGCCTCATAAGCCGCATACACTTCCGCTGCCGTTTTGTCAGCAGTTACGTCGTATTCGCTTTCCGTCGGCGTCACTGTCACATAAAACGTGCTCCTCACCGCGCCTGTCTTGCTGTTGACACTCGTGACCGGCGCACTCTGCAAAGCGCTGTCAGCCTTGCCTAAACTCGTCTGCACGTTAGACGCAAGGTCAGATTTGGATACCGTACTCTTAAAGGCCAGACTGCCGAGGTCTGAAAACCACTTGGCGATTTTGCCAAACAGCACAGACAGCTTTTCGCCTGTGGCGATGTTGGCGCGCGTTGTCGCCGCTGTGAACGCCGCCGTGACATTACTGCCGTCGCCGGTCTTGTCCAGCTTATTGACGAGCGCCGAGTACACGCCGCCGGACTGTACGGGGTTCGCGCTGCCCTGCGTAGGCGTTGCGTCGGTAGTTACCTTGACGTCCTTGATAGCGTTGTCAATGTATGAAAAGATGTCCTGGTGCTTGTTTTGAGGGTCATACACTGAGGCCAGCATGTCACCCGTACCAGCACCAGAAGCGCCACGGCAATAGCCTGCGTCATAGCTCGTGCCGTTCGACAGCGTCACGATAAGGTGATAGTCGCTCTGCCGGATGGTAATACCGGTAATTGTGGGAGCATCCGTGCCGGGGCTGCCCTGCGGACCTTGGATGCCCTGTTCACCCTGTGGGCCGGTGTCGCCTGTTGCACCTTTTTCGCCGGTTTCACCCTTGTCACCCTTTTCGAGCACAAGGTTGAGCACCTGATTTGGGGCTTCTCCGGTAATGGTCGCGCTCGCCACCTTGCCGGACGTGACCGAGCCGATGGTCAGCACGTTTGCGGGGCCTGCGGGGCCTTGGGGGCCGGTCGCGCCTGTTGCACCGGTCTCACCTTGTATGCCTTGTTTACCCTGCGGACCGGTCGCACCCGTCGCACCTGTCGCACCGGTGTCGCCCTTGCTGCCCTGCGGGATGCCAAGCGCCAGCGTACCAGTCGACTTATCGTAGGTCGCCGTTGCCAAACTTCCTGCGGGCAGTGTTGTCACCGTGACCGATACAACGCTCAGCGTGACGAAGTCCAGCAGCGTTGCGCCTTTGAGCTTTTTCGCTGTGCCGCCCTGCTGCAAAACAAAAAGATCTTCGTTGGTGATTTGTGTTGCTTGAGTGAGGTCGGAAATTGCTTTATCAGCCATCTGTTACCTCGCTTTCCGTCTCGGCAGCTTTCGCGGGCGGCTCTGCGGGTACGTGCGCCGCCTGCTGGTCGAGCCGCTCGAGGATCGCATATGCCTGCCGCAGCTCTCCCTTGACCTTTGCCATCTTCTCCGCGTCGTTCGCGGAGATCATCACCAAAGACAGCGTATTAAATGCGCTGTCAAGGATCTGCATTGCCTGCTTTTTCATAGTTCCTCCTTATCCCGACTCCCACCAAGAGTCGGTGTAGATTTCTGCGTTGTAGGGTCTCCACATGTCCGTGTAGATGTACGGCGTATACGCTCGCCACATATCCGTGTAGATGTACACCGCGCCGCCCGTAGTGCCGCCCTCTGTGGTAAACGATCCGCTGTCGGAATAGCTGGTCTCCACCCATTGATTGATGTTGGTGTCCCAATAGCAAAGCACTGCCTCCCAATCGTAGGTTTCGCCGGGGGTAAGTCCGTCGAACGAATCCGTAAACGTGTTGTTCGCGCCGGAATCCTCGTTCGAGGTCAAGTAATACCCGTACCCCAGAATGCCGGTCACGTAGATCGCACGCGCTCGGTCGTGGTAGCTGTCTCCGTAAAACGTGCCGTTGAGAACGGCTGTCGTCGATCCCGTCGCCGTAACACTGACGCTAAAACTTGCCATGCGTCACCTCGCGGAACGCAGGAAAAACAGTTTTCCCCAGTTGCCAGCCGGTAAGTTATCTCCGTACATCTGGCTGCCGATATACAGCTCGCCGCCGCCGAGCGACACAATGTTGTTGGACAGCGTGATAAATCCACCGTAGGCGCCGCTGGCTTTTAGGTATACGTTAGTCGCCGATTCCAGCTTGATACCGCCATAGAGGGTTTTAATGCCGATACCATAGTCAACATTCGTCTCGACGAGCGAAAGTTCGCCCACTTTGGTATTGCTGTTTGCCAGGAGTTCCACCGTCCGGCCGCGCAACGTCTGCGCTGTGATAGAAGTGCTGTCAATGTACGTCGCGATTGCATTGTCGACCTCTCTTGCGCTCAGGCCCGCGTTGTTGTCGACGTAGGTCTTCGTAGCATAATTCGAGCCGTCCTTGAGATCGCCGACGCGGATGCTGCCGGTCTGGATTTGGTCGGCTGTCAGCGTACCCTTGATATTCGCCGCATCGACGTACAGATTATCCGTCTTGATGCTGCTGCCGTTGATCTTGGTCGTGCCGCTCGCGTCCGTCACCGTCAGGCCGTCCAGCGTGGTTTTGACCTCAGTGTACTTGCCGTCGATGCCCTCGACCTTGAGCATGATCGCCTCGCTGGTTTTGGTGATGAGCGAACGGGTTTTTGCCATGTTGCGCTCGATCTGCCGCTGCGTCGGCGATTTGTACGGGTACTCGTCGTCGATCTCGTCCGCGTCCGGCGCGGAGATGTCCGGCGCGAGCATTGGTTCAAACGTCATGTCCAGCGCGATGAGGGGCACATAAAGCCCGTCTACCGTCACCGCGTCGCCAAGCTCGACCGCAGGGTCAAGCAGCGCCTCGCTGCCCTCGTAGCCGATGTGCTTGTATCCGGAGACTTTGGTGAGGATCGACGCCGCCATCGCATTTGTGCCGTCCGGCTGCAAGGCCGTCAGCGTCCGTCCGGTGTCCGATCCGGACACGCCGACCACGTCGCCGTTCTCGTCAAGCAACTCGACCTTTGTAATAGGCTGCGACGCGATGCCCGGGGAAAACTCCGCCAGCCGCCGCCCTAAATAGGTTTTGTCCATGTTGCCCTCCTTAAACGAGGATTCGCACGCCGCCGAAGGTGATGGCGCTGCCGGTCTCCGTCACCAGATAATTGGTTTCTTTCGGCATGGAGTTGAGACCTACCAGCAGCAGCTTCCCGTCGTCCGTGATGATCCAGTTCCCCGCGTTGGCGACCGCAATACGCCCCAGCGCCTCACGCATCGTCATATCGCCCTCGCTGTCCACAGGATATTGCATCGGGAACGCCGCATCCAATACCGTGCGGCTGTCCACTGCCACCCCCATGCGCGCCGCGATATCCGCGACCGCCGTCGCCGCCGGCATCGGCCATGTCTCCGCGTCATAGCTGCTGTCGAGCCACGTCTCCTCAGCTTTGAGCATCGCATCATACCCGTGCACACTCAAGACGCCCGTGATCCGGTCAGTCTTGCGCGTGGAGAAGAAAAACACGCCTTTGGGAATCCACTCACTCGCTTGCTCGCCGAGCACCAGCCGCGCAAATACTTCAATTTTTGCCTGCCGTGGAATCGTGCCTTTTGGGTAAAGCTCGACGTCGATTTGCCGCGCCGAACAATTACCAATGCCAAAGGTGGAATACAGTCCGCCATACACTCGTAAGCTGTTTTTTACGATGTCCGCTTGACTATATTCCACCCCCGCAATGCTTAATTTGGTTTCTACGCGATGATTCCGGTTAGCAAGCAGTGTTAAGTATAAATCACTTACGCTGTGCATTAAATCTCCCTCAACTGTATCTCTCCGCCCTTATACCTGCGTTTACCGTCGGCAGACACAAGCGCAAACGCCGCGTCAAGATTGCTTGTCACGCGCATCGGTTTTACCAAGTCTGTCTTGGTATGCGGGTCGGAAAATGTCACCTCAATGGTCGATGCGCGCAGCGCGTCGCAATATGCCGTCGCCTCGTCCTCCGTCATCGGGAAGAGGGAGAACGTCACAACATAGCGGTCTTTGCTCCGCGCCGCGTGCTCCACATCGTCCATCGTCACAATGATTTTGCTATAGCTTACTTCCCGCTGCACGGAGTATGTGGATAACCTCTCGTGCACGTCAAGCGCGCCGAGTTTCAGCGTGATATCCATTTACACCCCCATTGCTCGTTGGAGCTGCCTGTTGTATTTGTATGCCGTCTCACCAATCACCTTCCCGTCAAGCACGGACTGCACAACGATGTGGATATCACCGCCCATGCCGCTGAGGGAAGATAGCGCGCTGCGCATCTGACCGCCGAAAGATTGCTCCGCGCCGATCTGTGCTGTGCCGAAGTCCAGCCCACCAGTGATGCCGCGCTTGATGCTGTCGTACTCGTTGTCCCAGCCCTCGCCAAGGCCCAGCGCCATATTCTCACCGATCCCCGCAAATACTCGAGACGGAGACTGGATCCCGAGTTTGCTTTTCACGCCTGAAACAATTCCGGAGAAAAAGTTTCCGACTTTATTCTTGATCCAGCTGCCCATTGCCTTGATTCCTTCCCACAAGCCCTTCACGATTTGCTTACCGACATCTACGATGTCGGGGAGTGAAGAAACAAAGGTCTTTACAATGGTCGCCATCATGTCAAGCACCGACCGAACGATCTGCGGCAAATTATCAGCAAGGCCGCTGACGATCGCCAACACCATCTTCATGCCCAGCTCAATGACCTGCGGCAGTTTTTCGACGGCATAGCCGACGAATTTCTCGATCATTTCAGGGCCTTTTTCCTGCACCACAACGCCGATGTTTTCAAGGATTTTCTCAACGACCGGTAAGAGGTTTTCCGCAACCGTCACGGTGCTTCCTAAGAGGTTCGTGGTGAGTTCCGCCATGTCGGCGTTTTCGTCACCCAGCCCCGTGATAAAGTTGTCATACGCGGCTTTCATCGACGCGATAGAGCCTTGAATCGTCGTGCTGGCTTCCAGCTGCGTCGTGCCTGTAATACCCATCTCCGTTTGCACGGTATGGATAGCGTCAACGATATCCGCGTAGCTACTGATGGTGTAATTGGTGTAGTTGCCCTGTGCGGCATTCAGAGCATTTGCATCGTCCAAAAGACGCTGCATTTCTTCTTTTGTGCCGCCATAGCCCAGCTTTAGGTTGTCCAGCATGGTGTAGTTCTGCTTGGCGAAGCCCTGATAGGCGTTCTGGATGGACTGCATGTCCGTGCCCATCTTATTTGCGTTGTCCGACATGTCGGTAATGGCCAGATTCGCCTTTTCCGCTGCCGAATCCGTGTCGTTGCCCATCGATTGCAGCAGAGACGCAGAAAATGCCGTCACGGTAGTCATGTACTCATTCGCGCTCATGCCCGCCGTCTGGTATGCGTTCGCGGCGTACTGCATCACGGTATCGGCGGAAGACTTGAAAAGCGTTTCCACGCCGCCGACCAGCTGCTCATACTCACCGTAACTCTGGATCGCTGCTTCGCCAATGTTTTTTACCGCACCTGCAACAGCTTTCACGCCAGCAACAATGGCTTGCCCTGCAATATTCGCTTTCAGCACATCGCCAAAGCTCAATGCCTTTTCTTTGGTATCCCCGAGGTTTTTATCTACTTCGCTCGTGTCTACGCTGATTTTGACAAACAAATCAAGTAGATTCATGTTTCACCACCAATCCGCACCGCGCGACAATATCGGCGGTAATCTCTTCGCACGTTCTGTTGTCCTGCTTTTTCGGCTCAATCATGTCCGCGTATCGCGCCTTGATGTAGTTCCCGCACACGTATCGTGCCGTGTTTTCGGCCACAATGCGCAGCGCGTCCGTCACATAAATGCGGTATGCGTCATTTCTCGCTTTTTCATTGAGCCGTGCCGTGCAGTACCGCAGGAACGGCTTTATTCTTCTTTGCCCTCGGTATTCTCCTGCGCAGAGCCAGAGGATTTCCCGCTCTGCGCTGAGAGAAAAAGCGCGCTGAATGCCTCATCGGTCAAAAGCTCCGTCGCGTCGCGCATCAGCTTGACGAGGTTCAGCGCACCCTTGTAGCTCTCTGCGCTCACTCCCTCAATAGAGGCAAGAATGGCGATGATGTCGCCTTTGTGGCCCTTGAGCAGCGCGGGGAGCGCTTTTCGCGCCCTCTGCGTCATAAACTCTTTGGCTGTCATGCCCTCGGGCAGCTTCTCGCGCTTGAACAGCGCGGATGCCGCATCGTCCTCCGCAATGTTAGCAATCGGGTCGATGATATCCGCGATGACGTCAAAGACGCGCTCGCCCTGAATGTCGGAAAGTCTCATTTACGCCTCCGCCGTGCCGGACTTGATGTAAATTTCAAAGGGAACCGTGTCCTGCGCGCTCATGGAATAGTGCCCGGTAAACTCAAAGGCAAACTGTCCCTTGGCCTTGTCGCTTGTCTGAAGCTGGAAGCCGCCTGTGGAAAGCGCGTTGATCAGCTTGATAGCGATAAAGCCGCCGTTAGTTTCGCCGTTCTTGTCGGAGTAATCGCCCACAAGCCAGATATCGTCAAAGTCCGCGTCCTTGAGGTCGTTGCGCGGTGTAACCTTGGTCGTGTCGGTCGTCCCGATGTCCGCCGCGCCGCACAGCCGCTTTGCAATGGCGGTATCCGCATTGACAAACGTGCCGGTCATCTTTACCTCCCACGAATCGAGCTTTTTCAGCTCTTTCATGTTCTTGGGGCAGTTGTCGATATCCTCGCCAAAGTCCGAGTAGGTCGGCGTGGCGGTGAAGTTGACGCCACCGGTCGTTGCGCCGATCTGCCCCGCCTCGCCGATGGCGCCGGTCGCAGGCGTGAAGTCGGTCGTCAGGATACCAGCGTTGATCTGAAGCTTCTGAAATGCGTCAGAAGGAATCTTGGTAAATTTCATAGTCTTTCCCTTTCATCAGTTTTGCGACAGGAACTCAACCGTAATGTTGAGATACCGCCGCTTGATGTTTTTATCGCTTTCATCCGCGATGTTCTGGCACCACGGGGATCCTCGCTTGATCCACATCGCCCCGCCATCATACGGCACAAGCACGCCGCCCATGCCGATGGCATCGCTGATTTCCTGTGCCTTTGCGTTGGGTGTCGCTTCGCTCTCGGTGTAATACCAGAGGTTGACCGTCAGCGCGATTTCACCGCTCTCCCATGACCCTGTGATAAGCTCATAGGTCAGCCACGGGAAAACCGCATCATCTGGCACGTTGGAGGTTGGGTATGCCGGGAGGAATTGGGAAAACCACGCATGGAGCGCCTTGTCTTTTGTCATCTCGGCAGCTCCTTTCGTTCGGCGGTGAAGAATTTCAATGCCTTAATGATTGCGCCCGCAGACCTCGGCGCGGCCTTTTCCTCGGGGTTCGAGGTCACGCGATAGGTGTTGCCGGTGGACGTGTCGCGGAAATAGTCGTTGTACTCGATGGGAACGGTCTTGTTGACCAGCGCGGAATACACCGACGTCACACCCTCCTTTTCCGCTCTGCGGGCCTCCATCGAGGTGTCGAGCGCCTGATAGTTGAGAAATTCCGCGCCCTCGGCCCATTCGACGATGTAGCCGCCTGCGCCGTCCGGCGTTCGCTTTTTCTCCATCAGCACGCATTTGCTTGCGAAATCGTCAAGTAAACTCACGGTTCTACCCCCTTGAGCTTTCGCCAGTCGTTTAACCGGCCTCTAAAAGCGTCCTGCCAGCCATTTAACGTGCCGCTGTCGTTTCCTGCGCTGCGTTTGGTGTAAGAGTAGCCCCCAAAACTCTCGCTTTGATACGGGCTTGCAACGGCCTCCCCGTTCTTTTCCTCCCACGCGGCAATGTCGGTGGAAAGCGTCACGACCGCCTTCGGCACCGCGAGCGCCCACACCGTCCCTGTAAAGGTTTCATCCGTCAGGTCGACCGCCGGATATTGATGCAGACCGTCATTAAACACAGAGCCGACGATGCGGAAATATTGATGGGTCAGGAGAAAGGGCAGCGTAATGCTGCCATTCTCCACGGTGAACGTGCCCTCGTGAGTGTCCACAAGGAACCAGTTGTTCAAGTGCCGTAAGACCTGTTCAAGCATCACGCTGCCCCCCTATTTAGCCCGCACCGGCCACCGAAACGGTAGCCACGGCAATGCCGTCCAGATACTCAGCCCACAGCTTCATGCCCATAATGGCGTACATATCGCCGGTGGCGCGGCTGTAATCGCCGTCGACGTGAACGCCGATCAGATTGGTCTCGCCCTTCACAGTGTAGTTCAGGCCCAGCTTGGCAAAGTCGCTGTCGCTGGGGTCCACATAGTACAGGTCGATGTTTTCCACGGGCAGAGCAATCACCTTCTTGGAGGCGATGTACTTCTCAGGCAGCAGGAACAGAGTGCGGTAGCCCATGAAGTTCTCCACGTAGTTGATGCCGAACATGGTCTGAACGGTGATCTCTTTGTCGCCCAGGTAATCGTAAGCGTCGATGATGTTGGCAAAGCCCACAACCTCGGTCACGTCCTTATCCAGACCGGCAAACTTGTCCAGCACCTTGCCCTTAGCCATAGCCAGAGCACGCTGCCACGTCTTCTCGGTCACCTTCAAAGTGCCGGTACCGAGGAAGGTGTAGAAGTCAGTCAGAACCTTGTTCTGCAGGGCCACGAGGAAAGCCTCGTCGGTCTTCTCTACGGCAGCGTCAGCGCCGTACTTCGCCACGCTCTCGATGGTCACGCTCTTGGCATACTTGGAAATGTCGATGTCGCCATAGGCAACAGGCTCCACCTTCATCTTGGTGAAGGGGATCTCGTCGCCTTCAGCCACAGTGCCGCCCTTGAGACCGCCGTCCACGCTGGCCTTGTAGGAAACCAGCTTCGTGCCGGGGGCCTTGCGGATGGGGCGCATGATGCCCATAATGTTGCGCAGTGCGTCCCAGTTATCAGCAAAGCGGGACACGAAATCCACCTCACGGGCGGAAGTGGTAAACTGTGCAGAAGTTGTTACGTTAGTTTTCGCAGCCATAAATAGCTCCTTTCAAAAAATCAGTTGTTTTCGCTTGCCATCAGATCGGCAAGTGCTTTCTGGCGCTCCGCCGTAGACATCACATAGCGGCCCTTATCGTCCTTCTTGTAGATGTCCTCGCGGGTCTTTGCGCCGCCGGTGTTTGCCGGGGGATTAGCGGGATTCGCCCCGTGCGTCTGCGTGGTGGAGACCAGCCCCTTGTAGGTGCCGTCTACGAGCGCATCAAGGGCCTTGGTGTCCTTGATCTTCTCGCCGTCCAGCTCCAATGCGGCCATTTCCTCGCCGCAGCCGCGCATGGCAAGGTCAAGATTCGCGCCGGTGATGTTTTTGCTCTCAAAGTAAGCCCGGACAGCCTTTTCCTTTGCCGCCTTGCTCTCCTTTGCCGTGATGTCGGTCTTAAAGGCTTCAAAGGCCGAGTGTTCCTTCTCGTACTTCTCCTTGTAACCGCCATCGCCTGCTGCCTTGAGATCGTCCAATTCCTTCTGGACGCCGGGTAGCTTCTCTGCGTCCGCCTTGTACTTCGTGAGATCGTCCTTGAGGGGGTCAACCACGCCCAGATGCAGCGCAACCAAGCGATTCTCGATTTCTTCGGTGCAAGCCTCGCCGAGAATATTCCTGATTTCCGCTCTCGTAAATTTCGCCATGTTATTCGTTCTCCTTTTCCTTGGCCCCAATTCTTCGGGGGCGAACGTTGTATAAAAACCGCTGTACCTTGCGGGTTTTACCTAAAACAAAAGAGCCAACCACCGAGAAATTCTTAGTAGTTGGCTCATCGTGCCTTTCCGCGCGCTCAATTGCGCTGCGGTCTTATTTATTTTTTATCTCTTCCATCTTGACGATCTGCGCTTTGATGCTCCCGTCCTTCATCTGCTTGAGCTGCACTCTTGCGCCGGTCGCAAGTACGGCCTCCACCTCCTTAATAAAGTCCTTATCCATTTTTCAGCTCGCTTTCCAGAATGTCCCGATACTGCCCCGCATGGTCGGCGGCAGCTGGTTTCAAAAAAGGCTGTGCCTTGTTGCCGCGCGTGTAATGCCAGTTGCCTTTCGCGTCCTGATACACCCACGGTGTAGGCCGTCCTCCTCCGCCTTCGGCGTAAATGCCCGTGCCAAGCTCAACGTACGCGGCGTAAGAATTGTTCGACCCGATGATAGCCGCCGGTTCCTGCTCGTCTACCGCATGGGTGATGCTGTTCCGCAGGTTGCCTGTGTCAACGGGGCACAGCTTTTTCGCATATCCCTCTGCCACCAGCCCGCACTTTTCAAGCCCGCGCAGCAGCGCCGCCTTGATCTCGGCGGAAACCTCTTTACTGTGGTCTTGGATCTCAATGTTCATGTGTATGCTCCGTCATATCGTCAATTAAGACAGAATACGCAAGAACAGTTTCGTAATCTGCTTCGTTTGGGTTATTATCAATGAATTCGATTATGTTTTGCCAATTTTCAACCGTTCCTGCATTTGCAATCACGCCAAGCACGAAATCGTCCCGTTCATCAATTCCCCGGAGCCGTTCCGCTAACTTGTTATACGTTTCCCTCGCCATCCCGCTTAACATTGTCCTTACCCCTTTACAATCTTTGCTTTTTTAATGCACTTGTAACTTACCCCATCAAATACAAAAGTGTAACTGTAGTTCCCAACCAGTTTAGAAACAATTACGCTTTCGCGGTCCTCTGGTTTCATCCATGTTTCTAATTCGCTTATTACATGTGCATATTCTTTTTGGGATAGTTTTATGGGTTTGCACCCAAACACATCTTTTTTCAAAGACAAATGCTCTGCTGCATCCGCATTGCTATTTCCAGTGTAACCAGTATATTTGGATTTTTCAAGGAATTCACCAAACTTTTTTGATAACGGCCTCGGAGAGTTTGTTTGTAAGTCGCAGAAGCACTCTGCCTCAAATTCCCCCCTATTTGTAGCCGCATAACTACTTATTCCGTTTCTGATATCTTCTTTTGATAAACTCTTATACCAGTTCCAATACTCTACGGATACAGGGTCATCATAGGCAATCCCACGAGTAAGCCCGTTGCTAATTGCGTGCCCATACTCGTGTATCGCCAAACCTTCTGGGGAATTATCAAAAACCGTAGAAAGGACTTCGCCTTTTTTTATTTTCTCTGCTCTCATTTTTAAGTCGCTGTCGAAAGTAGACGTTACCCCGGCGGGCGAAAATGCAATTATGTTGTTTTCTGTGTCTGGGTTTATCCAATGTTGTCCAGAGGCAACACCTTGATTCATTCGCAGCCGTTGTACATCTGTAAGGAGGAATTGCACCCCATCAAAATCGCCAATATAAAGGTCTTTATCAAGCGGGTATTTTTCTTGCAGTTGTGCAATAACGCCATCAAAACGCTCCGCGCGCTCTGCAAACTCAGGATGTTTCTCTCTGACCGTTCCTCCGGAATCAAAATCATATACCAACTCAGAAAAATCGCCCCACCTTGTGAACTGCGAATCAATATGTGGCATATTCTCTGTGGAAATCCACGATCCAGCCGAATCGTACATAGGCTTTGTCCCCGCCCATTCCGCATAGGTCATATTAGAAACAATCTCTGTTTCGCCAGTAGACGCGTTTCTGGCGCGCCGTTGCGCGGTAGAGGTATCCATCCCGCCCACGTCCGCAATCACCGTACAGCGGCAGTTATACACGAGGTAGCCGGGTGCAGACGTGTCACCGGGGAACATGATCTCGTTACCATCGACCTTAAACGGCTTGTCAATGTCCACCGTCTGGCCGTCTAACATGGCGTGGGCGTGTCGCGTTCTGCCATCCAGCGTCGCAAGCCATTGTTTCTTGAGCTTAATGCCCATCTTCTCCGCCGCCGCGTAGCTGTCCATGCGTCCGGCGTTCTGCGCGCCGGTCACGGCTGTTCTGGCCGTGCGAATGGCGCTGTCTCGGCTCATGGTGGTGATGCGCTTTTGCAGGTCGTCCGCCATGTGCTTGATGCTCTTGCCCTGCAAGATGGAGCTGGTGACGCTGGCTGTAATTTGCTTCTTGCCGTATGCGAGGTCGATACCACGCTTTAAGGCGCGTTTCGGTGGGTAATATGGCATTAAATCGGGCTGTTCTACCATAAGCCGCTTGACCGTCTGCTCGTCCCACAGGTCAAAGCCGACGTTGCCCGCGACCTGCTCGATGGTATAGGCCGAATAGTTGCGGTTGAGAGAGTATATACCGGGCGTGGCATCGTTGGTGTAAGACACCGCCACAGCGTTTGCGTCGGTCACGCGGTGCGCCACCTTGTCACGCATGGCCTGATAGCGTTCCCCGCGCCCGATCTGGTTCAGTCGCCATTGCTTATAGTCGGCCTCCGTCCATTCCTTACCGTTCTGCACGGTGCCGATCAGAGCCTTCATTTCCTCGTCGCGCTTCTTGAACTGCTCAAAGTAAGCATCAATGGTTTCTTGCAGCTCTTTCCCTGCCTCGCGGTACAGCTTTGCAATGCGTCGTTCCAGCTTTGCAAGCTCCTTATCGGTCAGCTTGTGGCCGAGGTCACTGTTCGCCATCGCCGCTCACCCCCGGCGCGACCGGTTCCGCAAAGCTCCGGTCAATCTCTTCTGCTGCCTTCCGCTTTGTCATGTCCTCGTACTGGTCAATGTCGCCGTTGATAGTCAGCAGTTTTTTCGTGATGTATTCTTCATCGTAATACGCCGCGCCCAGAAGAATGTTCTGCGTTTCCTCGCTCTTGTTGATGATTTGATTCCGCGTATAACTCGGCTGATCCTCAATGCCTGCCAGACGCAGAATCTCAACAATAAACCGCGTGACCTCGGATTCAAACTTGTCCGTCTTCAGATCCAGCGGCACATAGCTGGCCTTAATTGCCGTTGCCGTTTGGTTCCCTGCGGATACCGCCGCAGCGTCAAAGCACTGGAAATCTTCGTACAGCTTTTTCTTAAGCATATCAATGGTGCTGCTCGTGCCCTCATACGGTGCCTCGATGGTCTTGCTCTCCACCTTTGCGCCATCATCGCCGTTAGCGTGGGCGACATGGGTGGTTTTCAAGCGCTCCACAAATTTCGCGTCGTCGAGATCGTCCATACCGTTGCAGTTGGACAGCACCCAATAGATCAGATTGCCCTCGTCCACGTTGTTGACCATGTTAGAGGACGCAAGATCGAGCGCATCAATGGTGTTGCGCTTGCCGACGATCTCGGATAGGCACCGCTTGTTGTTTTTTAGCGGCACGATGGGAAAACTCGGATAATTGCCGCCGTCATAGATTTCGGTTTCGCCGACTTCGGCCTTGCGGATAACGAGCTTGTAGCTGCGCTTCTCCTGTAATACGCTCATATCTTTGTTTTTCGGCTGGAAATACTCAGTAAAGCCATCGATCTCGTATAGCGTCGCTCTCAGGGGCTTATCCTGCGCCACCTGCCAGAAACGGATACCGGCTTTCATTGCACCGTCCTCTTCATCGTAGAGGGGGACAAACTCAAACAGGGAGAATACCCGCAGATGCGTCAAATCCCAGAAGCCGAAGGACACGCCTGCGATTTTCGCTTCACGCGCCGCATCCATGACTTCTTGGTCGAAGTCCGGGCATAGCTTGTTTGGCGTTTCCTTCTCCGCAAAAGTTACGCCGTTGCCCAGCAAATACGAAACCTCTTGATCGACCGCCAGACCGAAGAACCGGCTGGCCAGCTTATGGTTTGCCGTCCACATATCCGTGTGGGCACGGCCCTGCATATCATAGATGATCTTTTCATAACGGTTGATCGTGGGATTTAGCCCGTTGTAATATTCCTCCGCGTCCACCGCCGTTTTATACTCCGCACTCTCGCGGTGCTCATTGATCGCGCTGCGGATAAACTCAATGCGCGCCTGCTCGCTTTCACCAACCGCTACAAGGTCATTATATGTTTTGATAGTCGCTCACCGTCCTATCTGTTCCAAATGGGGGTATAATCGCTTTTGCCTTTTTGTCCGGGCATTCTCCATATCGATTCCGTCGCATACCGACATGCATCAATATGGTGGTTATTTGCATCAGGATACCCGCTGATGATCTCTCCCTCGCGGTTCCGCTCGTACTCATAGGAAATAAATTCTTCTGCCGTTTTTGGGCATTTTACCTTGTCAATTACGATGCTCGACAAGCCTTGCAACCACTGCATAGAGCGGTCAATGCTTCCCGGCCCTTTTCTTGCGCTGATGCAGCGCAAGCCGAACTTTTGATAGTCCGCGACGCTCTTCGGCTCTGCGCCGTCTGCGGTAATGAGATCATCGCGGGTCAGTCCATAGTCAAGCAGCATATCAGCCGTTTCTTTGTTTCTCTTTTTGTTTGCGGTCATTTCCGCGAAAATATATAGCGTGCGCCTTGCAGCGTCATAATGGCAGCGGTTGAATGCCCACGGGTCGGGGAAATATCCCCAGTCAACACCGTTATAAATGCGGTCAAAACTCGAAACTTCTTCGTCGGTAATCTCTCGCAGCTCTAAATTTTCAAACACATTGCCGCCCGTGCCGACCGGAATGCCGAGATACTCATGCTGATACGCTCGCTCGTCCGTCTCTTTGAGGTGTTCCGCTTCTGCAAGAAACTGTTCTCCCAGCCACTCAGGCGGCGCTTGCAGATATGTTGACTTGTGGCACAAGCGGTCATCCCGTTCTTCCAAGCTATCCTTGTTTGCCCAGTTGTCGCGCGAAATTGGTGGGTTATAGCTTTCAAAATTCCAAAACACCGAGCCGCCGCGCATGGTCGACTGCAAAATGTTTCGGATTTCTGCGCGTCCGGCAAACTGGTCTTTTTCTTCAAAGTGCGTTACGGCAATGTAGCCAAACGGCACCTTGATAGACTTGATCTTCATGGGATCGTCAGCACCCCGAAACATGATCTTCTGCCCGGTAGGCTTATAAATCAGCTCCATCGGGGATACCTTTGCTTCCCAATACGCCGCCATGCCCAGTTCACCGATTGCCCAGATATACTGCGCGTATACGCTGTCACGAATGGTATTTGCCACCTTACGCAGCACCAGCGCGTGTGTACCCGGATTGTTTATCAGCAGCAGGGGGACGAGTACAGACACCGTGGAGGATTTTAGTGAGCCGCGCCCACCGCTGAAATCGTAGTGCGTGTGACCGTGGTGGAACACGTCATGCGCCACGGCGTAGAACGCAGAGCCGATTTTTTCAGACAGGCGAATGTCAGACATCAATTATCACCTTGACACCCTCTGTGTTGATGTTCTGCTCCACAATATCCTTCTGGTCGAGGTACTGTTTCCCCAGCCAAATGGCCATATTCGCGTTCTTTTCAGCCAATCGCCACTGACTTCTCCGCAGCGAAATTTTCCCAGCTCCGCGCTTTTGCTTAAATACTTCGGAAAAACTGGCATGATAGGTGCGTTTACACCAACTATCCAGTGTTTTATCGGTCACACCAAACCAGCCACAGATTTCCTCAAGCGTGCATTGCAGGCCGCAGAGGTTCTCGAACTGCTTCTGGTCTATTTCCTTTCTTGGCCTTGCCATACGCGCCCTCCTTTCTCTGCTGGCGTTTGATAAACTTCTCCATATCCCGCTTTAGGTGCGGGCTGCTTGTTTTGGCGATGATCGCCCGCGCTTCTTCAATCGTCATTCAGCAGCACCGCTTTCTTCCCCGTAAACTTCTCCCAACGGTCAACAATGACATCGGCATACTTCGGGTCAAACTCCATACAATACGCACGTCTCCCATTCTGCTCCGCTGCCATAATCGTGGTGCCGGAGCCAGCGAACAGATCAAGCACATTCTCACCCGGCTTACTGGAGCACTGCATCTGGTAATCAAACAGCTTAATCGGCTTCATGGTCGGATGCTCCGCAGACTTGACAGGCTTATCAAAATTCAGTACAGTTGTCTGCCTGCGGTTCTTGAAGAAGTAGTGCTTCTTGCCTTCCGTCCATCCGTAAAGGCAAGGCTCGTGCGCGTCCTCTTCAATCTCGCTCTCCCCGTACAGGCAAGGCTCATGTTTCCACTGAAAATCCTGTCTCCCCATTACGAGGGAATTCTTCACCCAAATCAGGCACTGCCGGACGCGCAGCATTGAATCTTTACACGCACCACGGAAGTTATACCCCTCGCTGTCTGCATGCCAGATGTAGAACGGAGCGCCGGGTTTCATGACCATCGCCGCATTGGAGAAGGCGTCCGTCAGGAACCTTCTAAATGCCGTATCCTCCATATTGTCGTTCTTAATCTTCCCGGCGGTGCCCTGATAGTCCACATTGTACGGAGGGTCTGTGAGCAACAAATCCATTTGTGCCCCCCCCACGAGCTTCTGTACGTCTGCCAAAGACGTGCTGTCTCCGCACATAAGGCTATGGTCTCCAAGCTGGTACACATCGCCCAGTTTGCTCTTCGGCTCTGCCGGTAAAACGGGATCGTAGTTGTCCTCTACCACTGACGTGTCGAGTTCATCACGCAGACCCCAATCAAAGTCAAAAGCAGACAAGTCAAGCCCCGGCAGCTCATCAGCCAGCAGGTCAAAGTCCCAATCGCTCTCGTTGCTCTTGTTATCTACCAGCCGCAGGGCGTTCACTTGCTCCGATGTCAGATCGTCCACGCAGACGCACGGCACTTCTTCCATGCCCAGCTTTTTTGCCGCCAGCGCGCGGCAGTGGCCGATTACAATCACGCCGTCACGGTCAACCACAATCGGCTGCACAAAGCCGTACTGCTTGATGCTCTCCGCAACGTTGTTGATTTGCCGCTTATCATGCTTTTTTGCGTTTGCGGCATACGGAACAATATCCGCAAGCCGCCGTTCTGTGATTTCCATGCCATCCTCCTGTTTTGCTACCAGGGCCCACCCCATGGCCTTACATAGCAGACTTTACCCGCCCCGAGGGCATACACTTGCGCTGAATCGCTCTTCCAACCAAGCCACAATGCATCGTCGAACTTTCAGGCGGGCGCTATGCCCATTGCCAAAGGCATCGGCTCTCCTCTTTTGGAGCGGCGAGACGGTATCGAGCCGCCACACGTCCACAATGTTGCCTATAGCCATTGCTTTCGCTTCTGCTTCTGCACGCCGCATATGTCCCCGCTGGGCCACATCGTTGAGAGGTGCGCGGGGTCCTGTGCCGCATGAGAGGTGCGACCTCTCGGCCCTGATCGTGGGCTGCATCGCGCGTGCGGCATGTTGCGGGGAACGGTGTGAAAAGATGCAAAGCACCGCGCCCCGCGATGGCGTAGGGGGTAAACGCCATAAATGAGAGAACCGCAAAGGCTTTTGCACCTCTGCGATTCTATTATCTCATAAGCAAATGGCTTTTTAAGGCCAACTTTTAATCATCGAGCAGCCCGTAGTTCCGCGCGACGCACTTAATAAAATCCGTATGCCATCGTCTCGCCGTCCGGTCGGAACAGTTAACCGCCATCGCCGCACCTTCGAGCGTGTGGGTCTTGTCCCAAAACACAAGGCGGATAAACTTTAAGCGCTCTTCGCCGTCTTGCATTGACTTTGTTTCGCTCACCGCTTTTCGCACAGCGTTGTTTTCTAATAAAGACACTCCGTGCAACTCCTGCTCTCGATTGGGGGTATAGCGGCGGATAATTGCTTTTACATAGCCCCACCAGCTGTAACGAGGTTTACTCATGGCGTGCCACCTTCCTTTTCACCCACACCCACAGATTCCGCCACGGGTGGGATTCTGCGTAATTGGCGCGCTGCTCGGCGTTGCTCCATTGCTGATGCATATAATCACGTTCTTCTTCAACTTGTCGGCAGCCCACCGTCATTCTCGATACCTCTGCATTTGCCCGCCCAAGCGCCGCCTCAGTGTCAGCAAGCTTATTTCGCAGCGTATCCAAGTCCGCTTTCAGGTTCGCGATCTCGTTTGCCTTGTTGATGACCTCGCCGTTCATCTGGTCAAGCCGCTCGGTCAGCGTGCCGATCTCTCCACGCAGCTTTTCATTTTCCTCGGCCAGTTTTACGCCGGCCTTAAAATGTGCCGCCGCCTCAGCTTCCGCTGCCCCCTGCTTTTCCTGTGCTTCCTCCACCATTTTCGCCATCTGGTCTTTGGTGTACTTCTTGATGTTGATGCTCATAATTTGGCTCCTCCCATTTTCATTTGTTCCCCGCGTCCCCGGTCGCTCACGATGCTCACGACCTTGCAGTCGCCGTATCGCTCGATATCCATGGCGATACGATCCTTGATGCCCTGCGCGTCGGCGGCGGGGACGTTGGCTTTAATCGTGATCGTCAGCATGGAGTGCCTCCATTGTCTTGTGCCTTATTTGCTTTTCCCCTCCACTCGATATATGCCTTTCTATTCATGCGGTATTCGTAGATCAGGCTCTCTGCTCGGAGAATATCCCTCCACTTATTACTTGCGGCTATCCAAGCCAAACCGGCGGCATAGACTGCCAATCCAAGAACGATTGCCACCAACGCAACGCCGCCGATAAGCATAAACGCCGCGCCAACGTTCTTCATCACGCTATCTATCATTCGCATTCACCTCCGTCCGCATCAAACATTTCAATGTCGACCTCAATGCAATCTTGCCCATCTTCATCGACAGCAACATACACGTTTCCATCATCCGCAAGCAGTGCCACTTGCAGGCAATCAAGCTCGTCGCCAGTCATGCGCTCAAAAGTAGTAGCGTCAATCTCTGCAATTCTGAAATACTTTGCCATTATTCTTCTCCTCCGTCCATCTTCGCGCCGCAATGGCAATACGGCTGTCGTCTACTCTCTACTCTGCCGCAACGTGAGCATCGGTAATATCGTTCCGGCATGATGTGGTCACCGTCCAAGAATGAGACCCACCGCGCGTGCACCACCGGCACAGCATCAGCGGCGGGTATATTTTCTAAAGCATCAATAATCTCATCCCAAGCGTCATACTTCTCCCTGTCTGAACCATACACATAGCCTCTGCCATATCGGCCAACAGGGCAGAGTTCTTTTTGCTTTTCTTCAATTATCGCAATCGCCGCTTCTCGCTCAATGTATTCAGCCATTCTCCGAAGTCCTCCACATAGCACCAACTCTGCGGTGGACGTTCAAGCGTCCTCCCGCACTCAACAAGATTGATGCTCCCGTCAGGGTTGTAGTCATATTTTTGATATGGGCAAGCAACCCTGCGCGATTGACACGATTTATCATCATTTTTATACCTGCACACAGGGGTAAACTCGCTCAGTTCGCGCGGCGCGTCGTAGATGCGCAGGTCGGAGATGTGCCAGCCGTAACAACGCCCCTTATCGCCGATATAAGCTATAATTTCTGCCTGAGATAAGCACGTCGCAGGGGAAAAGGCGGCATTTGTCGGACACCATAGCCTGCCGCCATCGTATGTGATCGGGACGATCCGCTCACAGGTAAACTCCCCGATGACCTTGCCGCCGCCGTAAAACTGTGGCCTTGGATAGTCCGTCGCAATGAAGTCCTCGTGCGGATATTTTGGCAGCGTGCAGTAGATATAGCACTTAAACGGCGTGCCCAACTTTGGCCGCGTCTTGCGCACCTCAATCGTCTTTTCGCCGTTGACAATCTTCTCCGCCCACTTCGGGCGGATGCTCAGCATAACAGCCTTACTCATTCTTCATCGCCTCCAATGCTTTCTCAGCCTCCTCGCGGGTAAGAAAGAAGGTTTTCCCTATATCCTCTGGCCTGAAATATTCGCTGGTTCCGCCACAGTAAATTCTTGTGGAATTTGAAAATGCAACGATGCTAAATACCTGCTTCTCAATGATTTTTCCAAGCAAAGCAAAATACACCGTGTCGCCCACCTTGCACGGCACGATTATTACGCAGCCATTCTTGTCGGCTTCGGCCAGCTCGCGGATGCGATTGAGCAATGCAAGCTGCTCTGTCAGCGTTTTCGATTCTTCCAGCGCGTAATCAAACAGGTTTCCCAACGCGGTCACTTCTTCCGGAGTCCGCCCCGTGTCCTCGTAATCGGCCAACCGTTCAACACATCTTTGTCTAAAAGCACTTTGCGCTATCCTGTCTGGGCCAGAATCATCACCAAAGTAACAACTTGCAGGGTAATTATAAGTAGGAGCCCCACTGGATAAACGCTTCGTCAGTCGTTCCATCACTCCACCTCCCTAAAACATGAAGCTCTCTCTGAGCTTCTTCCCGTTGAGATCCGCCTCCGCCGTAAAGTAGCGGTGCGCCTCGTTGATGTAGACGACGCGCCCGTGCGCAGTCGTCTCTTTCGTGGTAACGCTCATAATGCCGGTACTGCCCTCAAAGGCGGCAGGCTTCCAGCTGAATGGTTCTCCAATGTACATGGTCATTCCTCCCCAAATCTCAATTTTGTTACGACAATGGGGAACTCCTCGATCTCGCTTGCCCAGCGTGCCGTGCCTTTGCCGTTGTGCCGCTCGAACACCAGCGGAAAGCCGCCGATGCCGTCAAATAAACTGCCCATCGTAACAGGGCGCAAATATTGCGCGCTGATGCGCTTTGCCAAAAAGTCCCAAAACGGCAGCGCGATAGAATTGCCGAGCGCCTTATAGCGGGGGCTGTCCGCTGTTTTGTGGCGCTTCCCAAGACTATCGACCCAATAGCCTTCGCCAGTCTGACCATCGTACCACTCTCCTATGTCCGTCCAGCCGTCCGGATAGCCTTGCAGCCGTTCGCACTCCATCGGGGTAAGGCGGCGCACCACCATGCCCGTTCTCACGGTATTCTGCAAATTGTAGCTGATTCCGCCGTTTGATTTGGCCTGCAATGTACCGTTTGTTTCTCCTCCCTCGCAAAAGTTCCGACAATCGACGGAACACACAAGGTCTGTTCCGTCCTTAAAGTCCCGTTGCTTGCAACTGCTTGCAACGTCCCCCTCTCGGTAATCACCGAAGCCCTGCATTTGATACGTCAGCGGCACTTGGTTGCCGCCTGTTCCCATTCTTGCTTGCAAACTCGGAACGACCTCGCCGCAGTCTCTGATGACATCGCAGGCGTGCGACATATCCAGTGCAACCACCGCGGGTTTGTTGCCGCCGCACTCCGCGTTCAGCGTTGGCGATTGCTCTTCGGCGTAGCCGATGCTTCGCGCTTTCTCGCTGTTGCCGAGCTTAAACCCGGCGCATACAACCGGCTGGTTGTTCCCGCTCATGCCTGCGGAAGCGGTCAAGGTCGGTGCACGGTCATCGCCTCGTACCTCGGCCCCGCCTTGCTGTGTTCCCATGCAGAAAATCGCCGGGTTATTTACTCCGCCGCCAACGCCACCTTGTAGCGTCGGGGATGCTCCCTCTGTGCCAAAAATCCGTTTGCTTTGGCAGTCCCACTGCGTCAGACATTTTTGGAAAATCGTCTGGTCGTTGCCGATGCCGAGCGTTCCGCTCTTGTCCTCCTGCACTAAAGAGCCTTTTCCTCCTCCGTCACAGCCCCCCCTAATTCGGACTGCATAAGAAGCACCGCTTTCAGCGTTTCCGGCAAGTCTTTCCCGCGCCGTTCCGCTCTCCGCAGGATGCCCTGACACGCTTTTGCGCTCAAAGAGTATTTCGCCTGCGGTGTCGCCTCCAAAATCTGCGACAACCGAGATACGACGGCGGCGTTGGGGGACTCCCCAGTGTTGCGCGTCATGCACTCGCCAAGCCACGCTCCATCGTCCTCCCACTTCATCGTGGTAGCCCCCCCAGGTGTTCCAGCCTTTTTCAGGCACTTCAATATCGGGGGCTTCCGGTTCTGCGATGCGTATGATCTCTTCGAGGACTGCCGCGAAGTCTTGCCCTTTGTTGCTGCTGAACGCTCCGGGCACGTTTTCCCAGACCATAAACCGAGGTCTGACCATGTCACCTGTCCGTCCGTTCGCTCTGTCATGTGCTCTCATCTCCTTCACGATGCGGATCTGTTCCATGAACAATCCGCTCCTTGCACCGGCCAATCCGGCGCGTTTCCCTGCAATGCTCAAATCCTGGCACGGTGAGCCGCCCGTGATAACGTCCACGGTCTCGATCTCCGCGCCGTTGATTTTCGTAATATCGCCGAGGTGCTTCATCTTCTCCCCTCGCATTCCCCGAACATCTCCCGGAACGTCATCCCGGTCAAATCTTCCAGCGCCAGCAGCAGCCGCACCGTTGTATCGCGGTCGCCGCGCGCCCACGCCGACACCGTAAACTGCGACGTGCCGAGGGATTGCGCCAGTTCTGTCTGGTTATAGTTCATCGTTTCCAACGCTTCCTTGAGCACCGGATAAGCGCAGAACTCAAACGGCGTTTTCGGTCTCATGATCTTGCTCATGCGCGCACCTCCCCGTAGATCAGTGCGTCAAGCGACACACTCAGCGCTTCGGCGATGTACAGGTACGTCGGCATTTTCGCGTACCACAAGCCGGTTTCAAGGTTATGTATCGTGGTCAGCCCGACGCCCGCCTTGTCTGCAAGCTGTTGTAAGGTCATCCCGCGCAGCTTACGCCATGCCAAAATACGCTTGCCGATTTCCTGCTCAGTCGGAACGCCCTTCGGTGCTCCGCTCTCGAGCAGTAACGCGCTTACAGGTACGTCGAACGCCTTCTCCAATCTCCCAAGCGATTCTAATCTCGGGTAACACCTTCCCGTTTCCCATAAAGCGATGGTGCTTTGCGGCGCGTCAATATCCGCCGCAAAGGACAACTGTGACAGCCCTTTCTTCTTGCGCAAATCGCGGATGCGATGGCCTAATTCCATTTCTGTGATCATCTTTTCTTGCTCCCTTTATTTTCTCAGCTTTTGGCCACGCCGCGTTTTGAACTAGCGCGCTCCCAAATAATCGTCTTTTGCCTGCGTCTGCCGCTTCTCTTCGGCCTTCGCCGCCCGGACCTTCGCAATATCCTCCGCATAATGCGGGCAATGGTCCTGGCAGCCGGGATAGCGCACGGGTGGCAGGCAGCTGTGGCAGTGCTCAAAGCTCATCTCACACCTCGCGGATCGTGATGCCGTACTTGTCCTGCATCAGTTTCTTTTTCAGCAGATAGTCTTTCGTTTTCACGCCCTTTGCGTCCTCGACCTCGCGCAGCCAATGCACCGTGCCGTTGCAGTCCGGCCCAGTTGCTCGCTCGTAAACAAAATCCGCGCGGTAGACCATCGGCTTGATTCTCTCGCCCTCGATGGTCGTGTATCCCTCAACGAGCGTAAAATTCGCTTGCAACCGTAAATCGCGAATCTTGCCCATCGCGCGCAGCACTTTCAGCTCGCCGAACCGCGCCGCCTCGCGCTCGGAATCAAACTTGATGCCGTCGCGCACAACCTTGCGGTTGCCGTACTTGCTTTTCTTCGACTTCTGTTCGCCCACCAGTTTGTCAAGCACCTGCTTCTGCGCCTGCGGCCCCAGCCTCGCGAGGTCAGCTGATGTCAGCGCCATCGTCGGCCTCCCTGATTCGCACTGGCAGGACCATTTTGACGTCCTCGTGGTTGGTCTTGATCGTAATGGGCCCAAGTGGCCCACGGAATTCCAGAATAGCAGGCTGCTTGAAGGCACCGCCGACGCTGGCCTTTGCCGCCTGCAACGTCGAGAGAAGATACTCGGCATTCACGCCGATACGGAATGTCGGTTCATTGGGCAGGACTTTTTCCCAATCCAGAAACGCTCCAACCGGCTGAACAAAACCGAAGATGCAGCCGAGACATTCGATCTCAACCACGCTTTCCGTCTTGTCCCGTTCTTTCAGCTCCAAGCGCATGGAGTTGCCGCGTGGCAGGCGGATACTCGGCTTGATGTAGCAATCGAAATCCTCTTCGACCTCGCAGCAGGTCGCGTGCTCCACGAAAAGCCGGACGCCGTCTGTGGCGATAGCCGTAACTGCCTTGTTCTTCTTGCGAAATTCCAGCCGGATATTCTTGTACATCGGCCTACTGATGCTCGCTGATACCGCGCCCTTTACGGCGGCGATAATCGTGTTGAACGCGTTGGTGTCCATGATAGCCAGTCTCATTCCTCTGCCTCCTTTGCGCCATTGTGATCGCACGGATCATCCCGCAGGCCGACCGCAATATGCATCACGTTCTTCTCATCGACGCGCTGGTGAATCTCGTATTGCCCAAGCAGCGGGTTCACCTTCGGCCTTTCGAGGTGGAGCGCCTTCATGCGTGGGATATCTTCTCCCGTGTCGGGGTCCTTCACTGCCTCGCCGTAGGAAAGCGCGATCTGGATAATCCAAGCATCGAACGCCATGCGCAGCTGGTTCAGTCCCTTCATATCCTCGCGCAGCTTCGCATTTGCTTTCATCAGCTCGCCGACTTTTTTCTGATATCTTCCGAGCTCGTGCTCAAGCCGTTTTACCTTGTCTCTGTTTCTTTCGCTCATCGGTTCTCCGTCCTTTCGTAGTGCAGCGTCAGCGCCCGAGCGATCGGGCAGCGCCGCCATTCTTCGTTGGCGCAGTAGCGCCGCGTACATTCGTCCAGCTCTTCTTTTGGTAGCTTGACTTGTGCGCCCTCGCAGTTGAGATAGTCGCGGTAGTCCCGCGAGTAAAACGGGCACTTGAAAATGCCCCCGCGATACCCGCTCACGGCGCACCGCCTGCCAACACCGATTTGACGTGCCTCATGCGCTGATTTGCCTTGTCGCGTCTCATGCTATCGCCCTTGAATACCAGTGGCGTGCACATCTCGAGGAGGCGGTCATAGATGCGCTGATAGGCCATGTCTTTCGGCCTGCACAGCTCGTCAAGCGTCAGGTTTGTGGTGACGATCAGCGGCTTCTTGGCCTTGTATCGCTCGTCAATGACCGTGTAAACCGTCTCCATTGCGTACTCACTGCTGCGCTCTGCGCCGAGATCATCGATCACCATCAGCGGGTAATAGTGCACCTGCTCGACGATTTCTTTCTTGTCGTATCCCGCGTTGAGGATTCGCGGGAAGCTCGTAATCATCGCCGGGATCCCGCGGTCAATCAGCTCGTTGGCGATACACGCCGCCGCGAAGGTCTTCCCGTTGCCGGTGTTGCCCCACAGCAGAAGCCCATTGTTCTCGCGCCGCATATCGTCCCATGCGTCGGCATAGCGTTTGCATTTGACGATCTCGTCACTCATCGTCGCCTTGTCGAACCGGCACGCCGTCAGGCTCTTGTCGCGGATTCCGTCAGCACGCAGCGTTTCGATGCGTAGTCGCTTCTCACGGTCAGCGCGAGCTTTTTTCTCGGCCTCGTACTCTCGCGCCGCGCAAGCACACTGGCACCCGACAAGGCGGACATTCCCGCCGATGGGGATGCGGCACTGCTTCGGCGTGTTGCAATGGCCGCAGTACAGCAGCCCGTCTTTCTCGTAATCGACCAGATCACGAACAGGCTCGGCCTTTTTCGCGATGCTGTCGATCAATGCGTCAACGTTCATAGGCTTCCCTCCGTGTTGCCGTAGTCGTAGACAAACGGCTTATTTTGCTCGGAATCGCGCTTTTCCCATGTCCTAACGGCGGCTTTCCAGTCTTTCATGCGGTTCTTCCCTACCATCCAGCCCTTTGCCGTGTAGAAATCCAGAAACCGTTGTGCGTCCACGTTTGATCCACGCTCACGGATATAAGCCGAAACATCGTCTAACGTGGGGGGAGTAAAGCGCTTCGCGCGCGTATCACTCACACCGTTAGGGGGGAGTGAATTATCTTTGGTTTTGTCTTTGGTTTTGTCTTTGGGTTTGTCTTTGGTTTGGTACGTTTCGTATACGTTCGTATTCGTTCGTATACCATCGTATACGTTCGTATCATCTTGGCGCGCATACCGTTTTTCTATGTTGCGTTGGTTCTTTGCGCATCGTTCTTCATACGCTGCTTTAGCCCTATTTATATCGTCCGCAATGAAATCAAATGCGATCGACTCTCGTCCCGCAAGTTCCTCCGTCTCTCCAGTCTCGCCATATTCAAGCAAAGACCGTACAAGCCGACCTACCTCTTGATCTGAAAGTTTCTCTAATTTTTTGCGATAGCTGTAATAAAAGGGGATGTACTCAAGAGCCACTATGCCTCCACCGCCTTAAAACGGTGTATCGCCGTCGTCCTCACTGATCACCTCAAAGTCGCCTGCGGCGCTCTCTACGGTGAAATGCGGCTCGGTAGCATCGTTGCGCTTGCTGTCTCCGAAATAGATATTGTCGGAAATAATCTCGGCGTTGCGGCGGTTGTTGCCGTCCTTGTCCTTCCAGTCGCGGACGGTGAGCTTGCCCTCGACCACGACCATGCGGCCCTTGCTCAAATACTGGCAAGCAAACTCTGCCTGCTGCCGCCACGCCACCACATCGAGGAAATAGGTTTTCTTTTCGCCAGTTGCCTTGCTCTTGAAATCGTCATCGACGGCGACAGTGAAGCTCGTGACCGCCGTACCGTCCTGCGTGCGGCGCAGTTCCAGATCACGCGTAATTCGCCCCATAATGCAAATTCTGTTCAGCATGATTCTTCCTCCAAATAGTTTTTCTTGAATACAGCCATAAAAGTATCGTGGCCGTAAAGCTCTTCAAAGCGCTTCTGACATTCGCGTTTTAGCCGCATATCCAGTTCGTGACCGTCTTTCCCGTGCACGCCGTAGTCGGCCATATTGTGCCAGTCGGCACGCAGCCACACCCAGCAACCCCAAATGTCGGATAGCTGTCTGCGACCGCCGCCGTAAATGTGATGCCGCGCGAGGTTTGTCGAGAATCCAGAGATATAGCATTCTCTCTTGTCCTGCATGATGCTTTTAGTCATCTGCCCCATTCCTCCTTTAGCGCGTCAAGCTGTTGTGGGGTCAATGTTTCAATTCCCAGCTCCTTGCAGTCCTGCACAATGTTGTCGATCAGGCGTGACATTTGCTTTGTGTCAAAGGTGGACGAGCCGTAATACAGCACCACGTTTTTGCATCCTTCGATTTTGCTATCCATCACTTCCGTCTGCCAGCCGATACCGTTCTTGTTCCAGCCGTCGCATAGCTTCTGTACGGCCTTCTCGCGCACGCAAACGGTTTCTGTGTTGCCGCCAACGTCCCGCACCTCTCGCCGGTAAATATCGCTCTTGGGCGTTCCTGTGGCTTCTGCAAGCTTGTCCAGCAACACCCATGAGTAAGCATTGGCATCGAGGCTCCGCTTTTCACGGTGTTTCTTGATGGCAACGTCCACGTCAACCTCGTGCAGCTCGTCAAACAGCGCACCGACATTCTCCCGCGTGGCAATTGTGAGCAGAAACCCACCATCGCGCGCAAGGGATAGATCATGCAGTCTGGCTTTCATTCGCTTTTCTCCTCGCCATCATGCAAGCCCAGCAAAGTGGTGCTTTATAGGTCTTTCGCGCGTTCTCCGCGATCTCTACAACGGAATACGACTTGCCGCCGTGCGTTACCGGATAGATGGGATTGCCGCAGTCCTTGCAAACCGGTTTTCCAGCCGCCTCGGTTGGTTGCTGTCTCTCCGGCCTTGGTGTGTACTTGGTCGCGTCCTTCGCCCAATATACATCAGCGCCAAAACCGAGCGCCTTGCAGGCAACGGAGATAGCATCGGTCAGCGCCATTTTGAAGCACTCGTCAGAGGTGTAAAGGCCGTTTCGTTCGCTGGCGACAAACGCGCTGCCGCCTGTGCCGGGGATCGCATCCGACCACTCCCCGTCGACTTTGATGTAAAGGTCGATGTCTACAAATGCGGAAACCTCGTTGTTCGCGCCATTTTCAAGGCGCTTATCGGTGATGGTATATTTCCAACCAATACCGCAAGGCCCGAACTGCTCCGTCAGCGCCTTAATGCGCCACATTGGGTTGATATCAGTCTTACCTTTCAGTCGTCCCGCTTGAATCTCACGTTGCGCGGACGTTGGGACTTGCCGAACACGCTCATAAATTTCAAGGTTCTCCATCACTTCACCCCCATGCTCACGCCCTGTACAAGCGTCGCACCGTCGATTTCAGCGCCATTTTTCAACAGCGGGGCAAGGTCAGTCTTGCTCACCGTGGGGGCGTTGTAAGTAACCTCTCCGTCGTGACCGTTGGCGAGCATCCACGCCACCACCGCGCCCATGTCGGAGACCTCCACGCTGGTGGTTTTGCGATAACTGATGGAGCATCGGGGAGTGGAAAACTTCTCGCCGTTCAGAACAGAGTCGAGATATTTTTTCTTGCTCTCTGCCGCGCGCTCTAAAGCCTGTCTGCGCGCCGCAAGGGTCTTCTCTTCTTCGCGGATCGCCTTTGCTTCGGCAACATCGTTTTTAATCCAAAGCGCGATGTTCTCGATCTTCTGCTCTCTTGCCATGTTCAGCTCCAAGAGCTTTTCAAGGTCAAGGATTTCGCCGGTCTCGGCGTCTACACATTCCGCAAGCGCGGAATCAATCTGATAAAGGTTCATCTTTTACCTCCGTAATATTGTCTGTGCCACAATAAGGGCACACGGTTTGAGTGGTAATCGTCCAGTTCTCATCGTTCAGATTTTCGCGGTATGCATAAAGAGCTGGCTCTCGGAAATCAGCACCGCACGATTCGCAGTGCATCATTCCCCCACCTCCAAATACGCCATTGCGCTCTGCACGCCGAAGATGCGCGCCGCCTGATGGTCGTTGAAAAACACGTCGATGTGGTTGCCGTTTACGCCGCCACCGCAGTCCTCCGAGATGTAGCTGTGCTGCGTGCCGTCCGGCCAGATCAGCAGCACGCGCGTTCCATAAGGGATCACCTTCGGATCGACCGCGATCGTGCGTCCCTCGGTCGCCAGCGTGCCGGTCGCGGTGTAGCCGTTTGCCCACTTGCCGCAACAGCAGCGTCCGGGGCAATAGGCCGTGAGCGTAAACTCGCCAAGAAACACGTCGTTGCACACCGCGCTTTCGGTCGCGGGAATGTCCCACGCGGGATCATACTCCTCTACGATGGGGGATTCTTCCGGTTCCGCATCGACCGCCTGTGCGCTGGTGGCAAGGATTGAGATCACGATCAAAAGGATCGTCGCGCCCAGACACGCCGCCGCAAACAGCGCCGATTCATCGGCCTTGCGCTGCTCTCTCGTGCGCTTGTCGTGCCGTCTCATCGTCTGCACCCCCTGTCGATAAACGGCAGCAGATTATACAGCACCTTGCACACCGCGCACGCGCCGATGACGGCGAGGCCCGTCGCAAAGTCGCAGCCGTTGAGCGCAATCAACGCAGCGGCGATGCCACCGAAAAACAGCGTGTCAGCCATGCTTTTCTCCCTTCTTCTCGTTCGGCACAAGGCCGACAAACTCAAGGCCGCGACCGCGCGCGTAAATCTCGCCCATGATCGTCCCCAGCTTTACAGGGTCAGGGGGCGTGACCCAGATAATCTTGTATTCAGGCTTTTTTCTCATTGCCTTTTCCTTTCTTCCGTGCTACAATAAGCACGGACACAATATCTTGTGATGAGATTTGTCCCACCCGCCCCGCTCGATGCTGCAACATTGGGCGGGGCATTTTTTTACTTTTCATCGGGCTTCAAAAGCTCGTCCACCGTGCAGCCGTAGAGCGCGGCGACCTCCGGCAAGCGGCTTGCGCGGGGGTGCTGCTGTCCGGTCTCCCACATATATACCGCTGCGTCGGATACCTTCAACTTCTCGATCACCTGCTGGACGCTCAGGCCGGCAGCCAATCGAGCGCTGCGAAAGCTCATGATTTCACCTCCATTTCTTTATGCAAACTAAAAAACTTAGCGAAAGAGCAAGAAAAACTAAGTCTCCCTTGACAACTTGGCAAACTGTGATATTATAAAGGTTCCAACGATCATAATATTTTTTCGCAGTCCGCTAAATGTAAGGGGGCTTGGATTTTTGTTACCCTTTATGCTAACTAGTATAAGATAGTAATACTACTTTGTCAAGAAAAACTTAGAATTTTGCTAGTTAAAAATTAGCCAAACTAGGCGGTGATTTTTTGGATAGATCGCCAATTGTTACAAGAATAAATGCTTTGCTTGCTAAGAAAAACATTTCTAAAGCAGAGTTTTACGAAAAATGTAATCTAACTTCTGCATCGTATTCCAATTGGAACACAGGGAAAACGCGCCCCAAAATGAAAAATATAGAGAAAATTGCAAGATTTTTGGGCGTCACTTCTGAATATCTCCTTTATGGGGACGGAGAAGAAAAAGAAAGCGCCCCCGATCCGAAGACCAAGGGCGTAAGTCCTACCGTTCAAGAGCTGTTTGATTTTATCGACACGGCGACCGGCGCCGAGCTGAACGAGTTGTTGCGCTATGCGCAGTTTTTGATGAGCAAGCGATGAACGATTGGTTGAAGGACGGGTTTGAGACCTGCCATATCAGCGAGGAAGAGTCCGCAGCCGGGCAGCTCAAGAAATTAGAAGAAAAGCGCATCGATGAGCTTCGCCAATATGTTGCCTACCAACAGGCCGAGAATGACCGGAAGGAGAGACAGGCGGTCATTGATCGCCAAAAGCAGAGAAAGCACGACTTTGTCGTTGCCGGATTCTCCAGCGTCACAAGCGTTTTGCTTACCTTGTTTGTTGAGCATTTTCATAAAGTTCTCTCCTTTGTTCTTTCGATTTTCTCCTGATCTCGCGCGCAGCAAGTAACAATGCGTTTTGCTGCGCATCGCTCATAGTGAGAATTTTTTCTTTCAGCTTTTCTCTAATTATTGTATCACATTTCGCGTCGTTACACAACATCTTGCGTCCCTCCGTTTGGCTCTAAGGCTATTTTTTGCTCCTCTTCCGCGAGGATGCGCTCAATCAGCGCGAGCATTTCGTCTTTCTGCTTCGGCGTTAGGAGCAGATAAAGCGCCGCCGCCGCTTGCACCTGTGCGTCCATGCTTTGACCTCCTTTTCGGTATTCATACCTATTCCCACAACAGGCGTTTGCTGCACGGTGCTGTGCAACAATTAAGAAATATTGTGGAGCAGCGCGCAGCCGCAGGATCACTTTTTATTTTACTATATGTCGATTATTGCACTTTGTGCAGTCGAAAATATAAAAAATGGAGAGTCGAGATGAAAAAGTTTTTGCTTATCGCGCTGTCTTCGGTTCTCGCGTTCGGTATTTTAACCGCCTGCGGGAAAACGAATCAGACCGAGCCCGAAAACGAGCCGGCAACTCCGCCCGATCTCGTTGGAGAATGGAAGCAGACAAACAGCAATGCAGAGGACGCATGGCAGGCCGCTACCATTGCCGGAGATGCCATTGAGGTGTATTGGGTGTCTGATAACGGAGACACCAAAGCGCTCTATTGGGCCGGTTCTTTCGATGCCCCTACCACGGCGGATGAGCCATACACTTGGGAATCAAAAAATGATAAAGACCAGACCGATACGGCACTTCTCGCCAGCGGCGATGACACCAAGACGTTTACCTATCAGGACGGCATAATTAGCTACGAAGTGTCTGCTATGGGAGTTACGCAGACCGTAAAACTTGAGAAGCAATAAGTAACTAAAGGCCCCGCCGCCCTCTGCAACAAACGGCGGGGCCTTTTTGCAGCCGGCAGGGAGCGGTCGCCGCTGCTTGCTTTGACCATACTCCGCTTTACCTTACCACTTCAATAACAAAACCTTGCAATAAGACAGCGCTCGACGTGGTTCGACAAGCCATCATCTTGCGACTTTGCGGCGCGAAAACCAAAGAAATTAAGGTGATGTAAATGAACATCCAAGAAGCGTGCAGAATCCGTAAAGAAGAACTGAAACTAACATATCAGGACATTTCCGACGCTTCCGGCGTGCCGCTGTCCACCGTCCAGAACTATTTTTCTAAATTGTCGAAAGCTCCATCTTTTTATACCGTTGTTGCAATCTGTAAAGCTCTCGGCGTTTCGATCGATAAGACGTGTGAAATCATAGAACACTTGACGCCGACCGAGGAAACTTTGCAAGCGCGGAATGATGAACTAGAACGCCACGTTGACGCAAAAGCGGACATGATCGAGATCATGCGGCGTGGAGTGCGTATCCGAAACAGCGTGATTGCTATAATGTTTGTCATTATCGTTCTGCTGGTTGCATGGTGCTTGTACGTTGATTGGAGGGGGATTTGATGCGAGCGGCATTGTATATCCGCGTCTCGAGTGAGGAGCAGGCGCGGCATGGATTGTCCCTGCAAGAGCAGCGAGACGCGCTGACAAGATACGCAAAAGCGAATAAAATGACCGTGGTTGGCATATATGAGGACGCGGGCATATCCGCGCGAAAGCCGTATAAAAAGCGTCCTGCGCTCCTGCGGCTGCTGGACGATTGCAAAGCGGGAAAGGTAGACACGATCTTGTTTATCAAGCTCGATCGCTGGTTCCGAAACATTGCCGGGTACTACGATGTACAGACGCAGCTGGACAAATACGGCGTGACATGGCAAGCGACGGAGGAGGACTATGAGACGCGCACTGCATCGGGGAGATTAAAGGTCAATATCATGCTCTCCGTCGCGCAGGACGAAGCTGACCGCACAAGCGAGCGAATCAAATTTATCAACGACGGCAAGCGTGCAAAAGGCCAACCGGCAGGATCAAAAGCCCCCTTAGGGTATATTGTTAAGGACAGGCAATACCAGATTGATAACGGCACGGTAGATGCCGCGCGAGATATGTTTACGGCGTATATCAGACTGCAAAGCGTGCTGGGCGTAAAGAAGTATATGCTCGAGACGTGGGGGATTGACAGGGCGTATACCAAGTATGTAAACTATTTCCGCAATCGCCTTTATATCGGCGAGGTGTACGGCATCGAGAACGCTTGCCCCGCGCTAATAAGCAAGCAGGATTTTGACATTGTAAATGATATTCTTCGCCAGCGGTCGCAGCGCTGCGCGGGAGTTGAGACAGATCGCGTTTATTTATTCTCGGGCTTATTGCATTGCAAAGAATGCGGCAAAACGATGCAATCGGAAACCATAAAGCAGACATATACTTACTACCGTTGCAGGACGCGAATGCTTGACAATTCCGCGTGCCCACATAAAAAGCGGATCCGCGAAGATGCACTGGAAGGCTATCTGCTGCATGAGCTTGAGGGGATTGCCGAGCGAAACAATCGCTATTACAAAAAGGCAGAAAAAAAGCCCACGCAAAGCGCGGACGCGATACGAAAGAAAATGGATAAGCTGAAAACGCTTTATCTTAACGACTTGATTGAGTTGGACGAATACAAGAAAGAGTACACCACATTAAAGAAATCCCTTGAAGCGGTAGAGGAAAAGCCGAAGACAAACCTTGATGCGCTGCGAAATGGACTTGCTGAATATGATACTTACTCACGGGAAGAGAAAAAGGAATTCTGGACGCGCTTTATCCGGAGAATTGATGCAGATGACGACGGCGCGTTTTTTGTAACGCCCCGTTAG